TAAGGAGCGTGTGATACAGACCGCAGGCTTCAAGGACAAGGTCATACAGCACTGTCTATGCGACAATGTGCTGATGCCCAGGATGCAGGAAATCTTCATTTTGGATAACTGCGCCGGGCAGAAAGGAAAAGGCACGCTGTTCGCCCTGGACCGGCTAAGCCAGCAGATGCAGGAGTTTTACAGCCGGTACGGTATGGAGGGCTATATCCTCAAATGCGACATAACCAAGTTTTTCTATAACATTTCCCACAACCGGCTCAAGGACATCGTCCGCTATCACTTTGGCGACGATCCGGATATATGCTGGCTGTGTGAGCTGTTTATCGACAGCACCGAGGGAAAAGGCCTGCCGCTGGGCAATCAGATCAATCAGGGCTTTGCGCTGCTGTACCTGGATGGTATGGACAAGCTGATCAAGGGCGAGCTGGGGATCGAGTTCTACGGCAGATATATGGACGATTTCTGGCTGATCCACCCCAGCAAGGAATACCTGCAGCATTGTCAAGAGACGATCACGGTGTTCCTTGACACCCTGGAGCTGACGCTGAACGGAAAGACGCAGATCTTCCCCTTCAAGAACGGTGTCAGCTATCTGGGCTTCCACACCTATATCGCAGCGGACGGCACGCCCATCCGCCGGGTGAAGAATCAGAACAAGCGCAACGCCCAGCGTAAATACCTGCGGATGGCCAAACTGGTAGCCGCCGGGAAGCTGCCGGAGGAGAAGTTCCGGGCATCCTACGGCGCGTATAAAAATCACATTTCCCACGGCAACTGCTATAAGCTGGGCAGGGCTATGGATGAGAGGATTAACAAGATTTTACTGGGAGGTAAAGAGGATGGCATTCGAGATAGTAAACGAAACCTACACAACACTACCGGGCGAAAACCCGAAGAAGTGGGGATACATTGAGGGCTACACTTCCAACACGGTAGGTGAGACTTATCTGCGGTTGAACATTAAGTCTATTCCAGACCAAAGCCAGTACGACTGCCATAAGCGGTGTAACCGACTGGACCAATTCGAGTACAGGGTAGGCAAGGTGTACGGAGAGGGTATTCGCCTAAACCGTAAGCAGGTAGTGAAGCTGATATGGGAGCTGTTCAAATGGCTTGTTAAGGGATACTAGGAGGCTGTGAACGATGGCAAATGAAAAGCTAATCAACCAAATCAGCACGATTCAACGAGCATTAGGTATTATCGAAGGCGTTGCTATCGGTCTTAATAATGATGCGATTGGGTCGATGCTATATACGGCCACAGAAATGATTGAAGAAGCGGTGGAGGTGATTACAAAAGATGGCAACTGAAAAGCGGCTGATTTCCCTTGACGAAGCATTGAAAGCCACGCACAGCGAAATATACTGGACGGAATCGCAACAGGCGGCTGTTCGGTCATTTCTTGTGAAGCAACCGAAAGTGGATGCAGTAGAAGTGGTACACGGGCGGTGGATCAGGCGGCATAACGAAACAAAATGCTCCAGGTGTAAGTTTATCTACTACTCTAACCACGACGATTTCAACTACTGCCCCAACTGCGGTGCAAAGATGGACGGTGATGGGAATGGGTAAATGGCTGAGGAAATTGCGGTGCTTGATTACTGGCGGTCACAGGCACTCAAACACAAACCTCTTGATGGTGAAAGACCCCTTCAAACCTGAGTATATATTCTCTAACAACTGCCTTAAGTGCGGAAAAATAACTTACATTAGAGTTTCTAAAGTGGCATTAGATGGCATCTTAGAAGCAGATTTACGCAGAAGGAGAGTAGAAGATGGGAACTGTTCCTACGGAGAAAGGAGAGAGGGAGAATGAATACATACTTAGCAATCATTACCACCGTATTGGTGGCAACGCAGATTATTCGGCTCGTCCAGAATGCCGTTCAGCTTCGCAGGCAGGGAAAGTATCTTGTAAAGCAAATTGAGAGTTTGCCTGATATTACAGACAAGGATGTTGACCTTCAAAAAAAGGCGTATCAGCTAACCGTTGAGTATTTGGAACACAGAGTGCAGGAGAAGGTTTATGACAATGCCTAACACAAGAGAAAAGCTGGTGGAGTTGCTGGATGATATTCAGCAGTATGGAGCTGGGCATACAGACTATGAACGGTACGGTGTGCGTATGCTTGACGAGGTTTGGAATGAAGATGTTGCCGACCACCTTATTGCCAATGGCGTAACGGTGCAGGAGTGGATTCCGGTTACAGAGAGGTTGCCGGAAAGCAACAAGATCGTATTGGCGTCCGCAGTGTCAAAAACATTTGGTTATCGGCACACATTGATGGTGGCACATATCGGACACCACGAAGCTACAGCGGAAGACGATGGATGGAGAGAGTGTGAGGTCGATACCGAGTATGACGAAGAAAAGGATTGCTTTTGGATTCCAGAATGTTGGTGGGAAGTCAACTCTGTGGAAGACAACGGCAACTGGATTATCGACAGCGATTACGAAGTCACCCACTGGATGCCCCTGCCCCAACCGCCGAAAGGAGAATGATTATGGCAAAGAAAATGTATGTCATTCAAGCTGCGGACGGGATGTTCTTTTGTGGCTTGCGGTATTGGGACAAACAGCTCCGCAAGGCAAAGATTTACCATTCGTTGGCGTATGCAAGGGATGTTGTAGATGCATACGAAGAAAACAACTGCAAAATCGTCGAAGTATCGCTGGAAATTATGCCAGAAGTAAAGACCAACGCAGACCGCATCCGGGCGATGAGTGATGAGGAGTTGGCGCACTTTATGGTAGAAAGAAATATTAACGAAAGCACCTTGCAGTTGTTTGATAAAGATTATGCATTAACAGCTGTTCAGATAGAATCACTAAAGCAACGTCTATACTGCGCTTGTATGCAATGGCTCAAACAGCCTGCGGAAGGAGAATGATTATGACCGCAAAGGAATTAGATGCCATCGTCGCCCGACTAGATTCGGCTCGTCAGCACAAGAAGCAGATTCAGCTTGCAAAGGCGCAGGCGGAGATCGATGCCATAAATCGTTGCGCCACCGCCTATTATGATGGACTGTACGATATGGCCAGAGAAATTAAAGTCAAACTTCTACTGACTGAAACACAGGAAGGAGCCTGCCGATGAACTTAGTTGACGCCTGCGAGCTGATGCAGAAATATGCCAAATGCCCGAAATGCGGCTGCAATACCGTGGGCGCCGGCACTGGGACACTTGAGTGCGATACCGCGGCAGGCTACTTCAAGAGGACTTGCCAGTGCGGCTGGGGCATCGAGGTCATTGAGAGAAAATAACACGAGGAGGTCGATAGCGATGAATTGGAAATATGAATCTATGGAAGAGCTCCGGGAATACGAAGCAAGGCGCACAGCTGTAGAAAACCTCCCGAATGAAATCCAGCAGCTGAAGGCTCAAATGGTAAAGCTGGGCGGCTCCAGTAATTCCGTACCGGTCAAGGGCGGCGGGTCTCAGTGGGAGGATCGGCAGATCAACCTGATTGTCAAGATGGATAAGCTAAAAACTTCACTTGGCTATGCTAGAGAATGGGTTGCGAGAGTCGAGCAAGGCCTGGCTGTGCTGACGGACGAGGAACGGCTGATCTTGGACCGCTTCTACATAAACGCCACTAAGGGGAACGTGGACCGATTGTGCGGAGATCTGTGTCTGGAAAAATCGGCAGTTTATGACCGGAAAGATAAAGCCTTGCGGCGGTACACCCTCGCACGATATGGCTGCGTGGAGGTATAAAAAGTCCGGAAAAAAACCGGAAGATTTTTTGTTTTGGATGTGCTATACTGGTAAAAACAAAACAGCGACAAGAGCCTCAGGGGTATTCCCGGGGCTCTTTTTATTTGAAGCACCAGTGGCTATCTTTGGTGACATGGGGATAGTCATTAAATTCCAATCTCCGGGGCGGTGCAATCGGCATCGCCTATGGTGCATTTTGGGCAGAAAGAGGCGAGAGAGTATGCTGACCGCAAAACAAGAGAAGTTTGTACAAAAGATCGTAGAAGGCTACAGCCAAGCAGATGCATACCGCTCTGCCTATAGCTGCAAAAATATGAGCGATAATTCCATCTATGTCAATGCTAGCAAGCTGGCAGCCGACACAAAGGTTGCGCTAAGGATAAAAGAATTGAGGGAACAACTTGCCAAGCCGGCAATAAAAACGGCACAGGAGCGAATGGAGTGGCTCTCAAAGATAATGGACAGCGACAAGGAAACGACAGCAGATAAGCTGAAAGCATCAGATCAACTGAATAAGATGGAGGGCCTGTATGTCCAGAATATCCGCGGCGAAATCAAGATGAAAAGGCTAGAGGATATGCTATGAAGTATACCGCCAATTATCTGATCCAGAAACGGAAGGATAAGTGGAACGAGACTCACAGCATCGAATATGACAAAGACTTCCGCGCTGCCGTAGCGGAAGAAATGCTGGACAACACAGAGTTGCGGGCGGAGGTCATACGGAATCCGGAAAAGTTGATCGAGCTGGTATTCATAGTTGTGGACAAAAACCAGAGGACAATGCCGTTCTTTTTCAACGAAGTTCAACAGGATTTCATAGCTACGCTCAATAAAGCTGTATATGACTTTGAGACCGGTAACATAACGGATATTTCTCTGCTGATTCTGAAAGGCAGACAGCAAGGCTTCACAACCGTTGTAACGGCGCTTCAGCTTGCCTACAGCATAACGCGCAGAAATTTTCAAGGGTTCACGCTGTCCGATGATAGTGACAACAGTGAGGCGATTTTCCAGAACAAGGCGAAATTCCCGTATTCGCAGATCCCGGAGACGCTAAAGCCTACTGAGAAGTTCAACAACAAGAGACAGTTGCTGTTTGAAAAGATTAACTCCAGCTGGGCGGTAGATACGGCGACAAAGAATGTCGGTAGATCCCGGACGGTCAATTTTTTCCACGGATCAGAGTGCGCGTTCTGGAAAGATGGTATTGCGCCAATTCAGGGCGCGCTCGGTGAAGCGTTTACAAAAAACTGCATTAAGATATACGAGAGCACTGCAAACGGCTTTAACGACTACCAGAAGATGTGGGACTCCGGCGTACACATCAACTGCTTCTACGAGTGGTGGAGGACGAAAGAGTACAGAATCAGCTTCCGCAACCCAGAGCTGATGAAAGACTTTCTACAAGACATAGACAAGAAAAAAGGATGGATATGGGAACGGCTGCGCTGGCTTAGGGATGACAAGCATCTCGAACCGGAGCAGCTTTTTTGGTACTGGAACAAGTACGACAAGTATCTGGACAAGGATCTCATTAAGCAGGAGTACCCCTGTACACCGAAAGAGGCGTTCTTGCTATCCGGCAAGAACGTATTCGATACTGAGATCATCCTGAAGAGAATTGAGAACCTGCCGAAGCCCCTGAAGACGGGCTACTTCAAGTACGACTATGACGGACTGAAGATCACAAACATCCAGTGGGTCAACGATAAGAACGGGTATATCAAAATATACCAGTTTCCCAATACGCCTTCGTTCACTGAGTATTGCATTGGTGGCGATACGGCGGGAGATGGAAGCGACTACTTCACCGGACACGTTCTGGATGCTAAGACTGGGCAGCAGGTAGCGCACTTGAAACACCAGTTCGATGCAGATCAGTATACCAGACAGATGTACTGCCTGGGCAAATATTACAAGGACGCTTTGATCGGCATCGAGGCGAACTTCGACACATACCCGATTATGGAGCTACAGCGGCTCGGCTATACAAAGCAGTACGCAAGAGAAGCTGCGGACACTTACACCGGGCGGACGGAGAAGCGATTCGGTTTCAAGACCACACAGATCACCAGACCGACGGCAATATCCAGACTCATAGAGATCGTCAGAGAACACTGCGACACGATCTGCGACAAGGAAACGCTTGAAGAACTGCTGACAATCGTTCGCAACGAAAAAGGGCGTATAGAAGCACCAGAGGGCGGACACGACGATGACATGATGGGTTTGGCCATTGCGCATCAGATCAGAGAGCAGGTAGTGTTCCCGGCAAATGTTATCGAGGTTAATCCGCACCCGCAGTTCAGCAGGGAAATACGGCATCAAAAACAGTATGACTGGGGAGAAAGTATTACGGTCATTTAAGGAGGATATATGGAAGTTTTATTACTGGCCGTTATGGCAGCATCCAATATTTTGTGCTTTGTTGTTGGCGCAAAGGTGGGACAGAAGGTTGTAAAGGGTGATCCGGTAGAGCTGCCAAACCCTGCAAAAGCTGTCAGGGAACACAAAAAGCGGATTGCGCAAGAGGAAGAACAGAACAGAATCAATACGATTTTAGAGAATATCGACAGATACGATGGTACAAGTATTGGTCAAAAAGAAGTTCCTCAGAGGTGATTAAAATATGGATCTACAGGAAATTCGAGAAACCCCCGTATGGCAGTTGTACGAAAAGGGCAGAAATTACCACCGAATAATGGGCATCTATTCAGATACCGATAGAAACTACCGGATGTACAACGGGGATCAGTGGGGAGGGGCAAAGCTGGGCGATGTAGAGCCGGTGCAGAAGAACTTTATCAAACCAATCGTCAAGTACAAGTGTTCCGTCATACACGACAATCTTTATGCGATCAACTATTCATCGATGAACTTCGAGAACCACGAATTCCGAAAAGCAGCAGAGAGATATTGCGATCTTCTGAACGGCTATGCCGCCCGGGCGTGGGAACAGGATAAGATGGATTTTAAGGGCCGCAGAGTTACAAAGGATGCGGCTATCAACGATGAGGGTGTTATCTATGTCGACTTTGATAAGGACAAGATGATACCCAAGCACGAGGTTATCGATAAGAATGACATTTACTACGGAAACGAGAATGATGATGATATTCAGAACCAGCCGTACATTCTGATCAGAAAAAGAATGCCCGTTATCAATGCTGTTGAGCTGGCGCTGGGCGAGGGTTTGCGTCAAGCGGACACAAACTATATCATTGGCGACAACGACAACCTTGAGGAAAGCGGGGACGACGCCAAGTGGGAAGTGGATAACATGGTCACCGTTATCTACAAGATGTACAAGCAGGGCGGAACAGTAAGATTCTCTGTTGCTACAAGGTACGTAACGATTACAGAGGATATTGACCTGGGAATTACTCTTTACCCGGTAGCGCACTTCATCTGGGAAGAAAAAAAGGGGAGCGCCAGAGGGGAAGGCGAAGTTCGATATCTGATTCCCAACCAGATCGAAGTCAACAAAACGGAGATGCGCAGAGTCCTAACCGTCAAGCTGCAGGCATATCCGACAAAGGTTGTTGATGTCAGCAAAGTGTCCAATCCGCAAGCACTGGACAGAGTAGGCGTTACGATCAGGACGCAAGGCAGTACTGTGGACGATGTGCACAAGATCGTTGGCGTTATTCCTCCGGCACAGATGTCGCCAGACGTTGTTAAACTGCAGGAAGACTTGATAGACGTAACAAGAGATTTGGCTGGCGCGGGCGATACTGCCACAGGACAGGTGAATCCGGAAAGCGCATCCGGCAGAGCGATTTTGGCCGTGCAGCAGGCATCACAAGCACCCATGACAGAGCAGAAGGAAAGCTACAAGAACTTTATCGAAGATGTGGCGAAAATTGATCTTGAGTATCTGATTGCCTACAGCGTCGATGGCTTGAATATGGAAGAAAAGGTTACTGACCCGAACACAGGAGAGGAAACCTACCAAGTAGTTAATGTTCCGCAGAGCGCTCTGCAACAGCTACAGGCGACCGTGAAAATTGATGTAACACCCAAGAGCGTGTATGACAAGTTTGCACAGGAGCAGACCATTGAGAACCTCCTGATACAGGGATTCTTCAATGCACAGAGAGTGTCTGAGCTGGAAACCTACGCCGAGGTCTTGGATGACGACTCCGTGGCGCCAAAGATGAAGATTCTTGAAGCTATCGAGCACATCAAGGAAGAACAGCGCAAGATTGCCGCAATTCAAGCACGGGCACAGGCAATGCAGCAGAGAGCGCAGCAGTTCCTTATGGGCGATCCTGACGAGCAGTCCAGTATGATGGCAGATGCTATGACGCGGTTGCAAGGCCAGCGACTGCTGGTGGAAGCAGGATAAGCATCCGTAAAGGGTGCTTTTCTATATCTGTTCATAGAGCGTGAACAGGGTAATCAAAAGAATGCTCACTGAGTTTGACCAAACATTGAAGTCGTTAAAAGCACATGGAATTTGTGGGAACAAGCCACGATTAAAAAGTAGGAAAGGAAATCGTTATGGAAAACAACGAGAACTTTGTAGCCGAACAGGTTGCTGAAAATGTGGAGCAGACCACAGAAGAAACCCCCAAGACATACACGCAGGAAGAAGTGGATGCCATTGTGGGCAAGAGACTTGCCAGAAAAGAAGCAAAGATCCGCAAAGAGTACGACCAGAAATATGGAGACCTCACGGAAGTGCTGAAGGCTGGCACGGGCAAAGAGAATGTTGAGGATATGACAGACACCTTCCGTCAATTCTACCAGGACAAGGGAATTCCTATTCCTCAGAAGCCTACATATTCGGACGCCGATATCGAAGTGCTGGCGCAAGCTGAAGCAAACGAAGTCATCCGCGGCGGATACGACGAGGTAGTGGAGGAAGTGGAGCGGCTGAACAAGCTCGGTGTAGCCAATATGACCAAAAGAGACAAATCGGTCTTCAAGGCGCTGGCAGAATACCGGCAGAACGCAGAAAGAGCGAGAGAGCTTTCTCAGATCGGCGTTACAGAGGATGTCTACGAAAGCGAAGAGTTCAAAGACTTTGCTAGCAAGTTCAATCCCATCATTCCCGTCAAGGATGTCTATGACATCTATCGCAAAACAAAACCACAGAAAGAAATCAGAACAATGGGAAGTATGAAGCAAAACCAGAATAATGGCGCAAAGGATTACTACTCACCTGAAGAGATCGAAAGGCTGACTATGGAAGACCTAGATGATCCGCAAGTGTGGGAAGCAGTACGACGCTCTATGACTGGTAGATAAACTTCCCAAACAAAGAAAGGAAGATTTATTATGGCAGTAGCCAACACTGTAAGTAATTTTCAGCAGACTATTTGGAGCAAGTCTATTCTGCGCTCCCTGGAGAAGATCACCTCGCTGCGTAATCACTGCAACTTCCAGTATGAGAAGGAGTCTGCGAACGCAAAAGAGGTTAAGATCCTGTCCGTAAACCGCCCCACCATTCGCACTTACGTTCCCGGCACCGCTCTGGTGCGCGAGAGTGCCGCTGACAGCTCCCAGCTGCTGCAGCTGAACCAGTACCGGTATTTCAACTTTGAAGTTGAAGACATCGTTAAGGCACAGTCTGTACCTGGTCTGATGGAAGCCTTGACTGATGAGGCCGGTAAGGGCCTGGCGCTAGAAGGCGACAAGTATGTTGCCGAGGTCGTCAAGACCGCTGCGGATGAAGACGAGATCGAAACCAGCGACGTTATCGCTCTGACAACGGCCAATGCTATGGCAAGTGTTGAGGATGGCTTTGCGACACTGTATGGCAACGACTGCAAGGTGTCCGATACCTTCTATCTGGAACTTGCCCCCAAGGTATTTACTACCTACCGCCAGCAGCTGACCGAACTGTCCACCAACAACCCCGAGATCCTGAAGAAGGGCGCTGTTGGCAAGGTCAACAATGCATTCGTCTGCATTGAAAACTGCCTGCCTGAGTCCGCGGATGCTTACTACAACATTCTGCGTACCGAGAAGGCTGTTGCATTTGCAGAGCAGATCGACAAGGTTGAGAAGTACCGCCCCGAGGATGCGTTCACCGATGCAGTCAAGGGTCTGTACGTCTTTGGTGCGAAGATTGTTCGCCCCAACGAAATCTACGTAATGAAGACGGCAAAGTAATCTCGGTGAGGGAGGGGCGTTTTCGCCCCTCTTTCCCATAAAGGAGACGTTATGAACAACGAGCTATTTACGGTAAAACCCAGTTTGAGCCAATACTACGGCAGGACTGTTACCAAAGAAATGAAGTTTGATGAATCCACGGAAAATGGTGAGATTCACCAGACGTTAGAAAACTGTGTATTGACCACAGAGATCAACAGGGAATGGACACAGGGTGAAATCAAGAACACAATTCACAGTGTTCAAACAGAGGAACTTCCGGAGGGAACAATTATCATTTGGAGTGAGTTGCAGGGCTACATTGTGCCCAATGTGCCAATGTACAAACTGAAAGACTTGGAAGATGAAATCAGAGAGATCAAAGAGATCTATCACGACAATATGGACATAAACCCAGCTGGGTAATAAATAGATGTTTGCCCCGAACGAGGGGAAGCTATGGCGGTTAGCCAAATAAAAGGGGAGCGCAACGCTCCCCAATATTTTTCTAGTTGAGGTGATGATATGTTTCAGATAAACGAAGATTTATCCATCTATGCAACGAGGGGCGATGTCGTGGGCTTTTCGCTGCGTGCAACACAGGATGGAGAGATATATACATTCAAAGCCGGAGAGGTTGTTCGCATCAAGGTGTTCGAGAAGAAGGCCTGCGAGAACGTGGTGCTGCAGAAAGATTTTCCGGTCGAAGCAGACACCGAAACCGTAGAGATCCTGCTGCTGGAGGAAGACACCAGATTCGGCGGCATCATCAGCAAGCCGACGGACTACTGGTACGAGGTTGAATTGAATCCTCTTAACAACCCGCAGACGATCATCGGTTATGACGAAGACGGCGCAAAGATATTCAAGCTTTTCCCTGAGGGGAAGGATGACGAGGTCGTCGAGAAAGAGGACATTCCCACCATCCAGAAGATCGTTGTACAGATCGAGCAGAACGAGGCGGACATTGATGCGCATAAGCACGATGTTAACAACCCGCACAAGGTAACAGCAACACAGGTAGGTGCAAGACCTGATACATGGACTCCTACTGCAGAAGAAACCGGAACAGTTGCATTTGATAAGGTGCAGGATCTGACCGATGCGCAGAAGCTGCAGGCCCGGACAAATATCGGTGCTGCGCCCGCTGGTTACGGTTGGGGTGAAACCATGGCAGCGACAATGCCGGACGATGATGCAAACAATGCGTTAACGACGGGACTGTACCGCGCAATGATAACCACGGCCAATGTGCCTGCGCGCTGCAATCTGATTTTTGTCCAGGCGGCATTCGGCAGCATTATCTATCAGACCGCTTAT